CCGCGTCGATGTGCAGGTGCATCTGGTATATCTGACCCGCAGAGATGGCGAGGTCGAGCGCGGCGGTACCACTGCCGCTCCACGTGACCGCAGAGCCGCTCTTATAGGCCGCATGCTCCCACCGCAGCCTCGCCCAAGCATGAAGATGGTGGCCTTGACCGTCAGCGCCCTTAGCAAAATCATTCCAGTTTCGGTTAGCGAGGATACCGTCGGATTGCACGAGCGCGGCGGTTTGGACGATTACCTCGGCTATCTTAATGTGCTCGGTCGCTGGCCAGTCCGAGTCCGAAGCAACTAGCACACCCTTGTTTGACTGGAGGACGTAGATGTAATTCTTCTTCGGAACAGTTGCACTACCGGCTATGAGGGTCACTGTAGCCCCAGATAACAGGGTGGTGTACCCATCCGAGAACCTTTCCGTCAAATCCCCAGAGGGGTTCTTATCTATAGTACCCGTGATGGTGGTGCCATTTGAAGTTATAACAAAGGTCATTGGTTCCAGAAGGGAGCCATTATAGGCATCGCCGTGGGCACCGACATCCATGCCGTCGATTGTGATACCTGCGTCTACAGCTAAGTCGCCTTCCAAGGCGCGGGAGCCGTCCTTCAACAGAGCATAAAGGTGATCGTTTATGTCACTTAGCCCCTCAAGCAAGCCGTGATTGGAGAGCCTGATGTCGGCAGCGCCTCCACCTCCAATAGCAGTTATCCTAGTATTGGTTTCAGCAAGGGCTGTTCCGCCGGCAGCATTCTTGTAGGCTTTAAGTTCGACTGGCACGTTGATAGCTGTTGTGGTGACTTTCCAGCTCTGAGTAACGGTAGCACGGTCGAGGGCTGTAGCAGGCCAGAAGATGGCTTTACGCGATTCAGGAGAGCCGGAGTCATCAAGGTAGAGCTCGCCGATGAGCGCATCGGGGTCGGTGGCAGTAACGTTGAAGTCGAAGGTAGCCTCAATCAGCCAGTCTCCTGGTAAAGGCAAGATGATGCGTACCTTGGAGTCATCACCATCACCTACAATAGACTGGGCGGAAGTGGAGAGAGTAAGATCAGATGTACCAGTAGCAACTAGAACCTGTAGCTTCTGTGTAGGGTCTTCTATGCCATAGAGGATGTTGCCTAGACCAAGTTCACCTATGAGCTTACCTAGGAGAATGGAGTGCCTGTCAACTACAGCTTGTAGAATACCACCCTCGTTGTCCACAAGTCCTAACAGTTGAAGACGAGACGGATTACCCTGTACCACTACGACACTTTCCTCTCTTGTAGCGACACTTCTACCAAGTATTCAGCCTCCACATCAGGCTCCTGGATAACGCCTACCAGTCGCAGTGACTTGAGCCACATATCCTTGCTCTCACCCCAGGGGCCGCTGGCCTTGAGTGGCGAGGATGATTCGTCAAGAGTGTGTAGGTCACTTAATTGTTGGGCAGCAGTCCTGACCTCACGCCTCTCACCATCAACTTCATTCGCAACTAAATGTAGCTGAACAATATTGACAGGCACCTTCTTGCTCTGTGGCACAGCGAAGGGCTCGAAGTAGGATAGCTCAGGAGGAGCTGAGGTCGAGTCTCCTGTGAAGTCAAAGCGGAATTGAATCTCTCGACCTACAGCAGTGAGCGGCAGATAGAAGGTGTGCAGGCCATCAGAGTTTACCCTCATTGTAGAGCCATCAATGTCAACGGCAGAGAAGGCTCCTCCATCCACGCTGTAGAAGATGTCTATGTAGCGGGCAGCAGACAGAGTGCCTGTGCCTACAGCAATGACTTTAGGGAAGTCCTTACTCTGCCAGTCTCCGAACATATATTTGTGAGTGTAGCGCACTCCGGAGGTAGTGAACCTGTAACCGGAGTTATTTATATCAGTGAGTTTAATGTAGGAGATGTTGTTATCGTTGCCAAACCATAGTCTAGGTGGTGTAGTCAACGTTGAAGGATACATGGCCTGACTAGCTGTAGATGCTAGGTATACCCAGGTGTCCCATATCATAGGACCGAATCCTGGCTCCCCACTGGTTCTGTCTCTGGCAGTCATTATGTAAATGGCACTGCCTACGGTCAAGAGTCCTAGAAGCCACTGGTTGTCTGTGGCGAAGTCCTTGAACTGACCTATAATAGGACTCTCGTTCATCAACTCCTTCTCTAGCCCGATGCTTTCTACCAGGCCAGGAACGAAGCGGTAGGTCCCTCTGCTGTGCGGCACGATGGCGTAGGGATCGTGTATCCTCATGCCAAGGCAATTGTCATCATCCCTCACCATGCGCCTGATGAGAGGTGCGCCCTTACCTTCAGGGCTTACACCAAAGAGGCCTTCAGGCTTACCTGCCAGTACAGTCTTCTCAAAGGCTAGTAGACCTGTAGGTAGCGTAGATGTTTCACCACATTGTATCTCATCAGACCAGCTTGCAGCAAGCATAGGGTCCAGTCCTGAGAGGCAGTTGCGGAGGAGTCCGCTGTCCTCGATGCCAAACATGCGGTCGATGCCAGCGGCCAGTCTGTAGGGCTTGACACCTGCCGCTGCTTGTGCCCAGGTGTCAGGTGTGCCTATGGCTGTGACCTCCCATAGGGATTGGTCAGCATCATCAGTGGTCACTAAACCAGTGTCATCCTCCCACTTTAGACCATCTACACCTAATGTACCGCCTGCGCCAAAGTCCTTAGACTGTCGTATGCTGTCATCAGACGGGTCTATCCTGTACACGTACCTACCACAGACAGCCCATATGTAGCCTAGTGCCTCGAAGATACGTGAAGGATTGGCAATACTACTTGTGAGAGTGACAGTAGTAACCTCAGGTCCTGGCAGTAGTCTGAAAGGGAATCTACCATCAGTGTTCTGTCCGTACTCGGAGGTTCCAGGGATACCCTGTTTGGACTTTAGACCTCCAAGGTGCCAAGTCTCAGCAGGCTCCGAAAGCGTAGAAGGTAAGCCCTCAATCCAGGGTGGCTCATGGAGGTAATCCTCTCGCCAAGCCTGACGTTCCTCAGTCTGTACCAGGTTGTAAGACTCGGAGCCTATTTTCACAGTGCCTACGTGCTTAGGCTTGACAGTCATTACCTAGCACTCCAGGGCTGCGGCACCTTTGGAGGCCAAGGCAGTTGAGGCTGACCCTGACGAGGCTTGGGCCGGTGTCTGATTAGGAGTTTATGAAGTTCACTAGCATGAGCGGCTCTAGCCAAGCGCCACGTATTCCTGGTGTCTATCGAGCCTCTACCAGGAGCACTGAGGTAAGCCAGTACCTCATCGTAGGCGAGAGCAGCTACTAGCTCCTCAGCAGCATTAGCGGGAGCAGCCGAAGCGTCAGTGTAGAGAGGCTGCATGGGACGGGTACATTCTAGGTAAAGAGTTTGTGATGTACCTATGGCCGGATGAATCTGTAGAGTTAGTACACCTACATCTTCTCTGATCCTCCACCAGCGACCGTCTACACCGAAGGACTCATCCACGTCTAGTCCTGATGTAGGATACCAGCGTACATCATGTACGTGTTCCTTGTCTCGGAGGAATGGGATACCAGCTAGGTCGTATTCTTCCTGGTTAGCGACACCTACTATAGGTACTATCTCCACATACCAGTAGCGAGCCATACCTCTGTTAAGTGCGTTGTTCCATTCGGTAGGATCAGCCAGTGTGTGCCACTCTATCTCATCACCATCTACAAATGCACCAGCCCAGGTAGGCAGCACTGTTATGACACCTGTAGACGCTACAGAAGCAGAGATGAGCCGAGCCTTCTCAGCATTGTTGCCTGTAGTAGGCCACAGCCATGTGCCCTTGCCTCTGTCATCTCTGAACAGGGTAGTCTTGACACGGTAATCAGCAGTAGTGATCTTGTCGCTGTCGGTGCCTGTGTTGACCAGGACTATGCCTGCGCCATACTTGGCTAGTGCGGCCTGTCGTGCTCTGAGCCTAGTAACCCCATCTACCCTGAATGGGGCTGAGAGGTCCGACTCTACGGGGCCTGTGGAGTGGTAGAAGGAATACTTGTACCACTTGTTAAGGTCACCAGAAGAGTCTGTGTAGGAGTAGTAGAATGTATCTGCCACCAGAGTCACCATGTCTATGACAGAGTATGTACCTGTTAGGGAACTGGCACGGTAGACTCGGATGCTCTCATAGGTTGCAATCTGAGTGGCTATGTCCTCCACTATGAAACGTAAGGTGACGCTCACGAATTAACTCCTTGCAGAGCCTTGGCTAGGTATGCTGTCTACAGAGGCACCCACATAGGCAGCTCTAAGTGGCAGAACAGGAAAGACGCTTACGCTGTTGTTGAGGTTGACGTGCAACTCAAAATCATCAGCATGGTGAAATATGGGCTGGAATCTGCCTCCACCTGGACCTACGCTAATACCAGCCCACAACGCACTCAGGTCAGCAGCAGCAGCCTCGGAATATGATTGCTCTGCACCCCAAGTGACCCCTCCATCTGTGGATTTCTTGTAGACGACATCTACCGTGGCCCTCCAGGTGCCCCCCTTGAGATAAGCCACATAGATGTCGTCGTTTTGCTGGTTGATAAGTACAGCTACCTGAGCAGACTCATCAAGGTCGGTGACAACATTTGCCAGAGCCGTAATACTACCACTGCCTCCAATGTCCCATGCCTTCAGGTCTGCGGTAGCGGCACTAAGCTCACTCCAGGCGACTAGGATAACATGGTTATCCCTGTGACGAGGCGCGGCAGACATTTGGATGTAGACATTGGTATCCGTCATGCTAGTCGCTATTGAGGTCTCGGCCCAGGAGTTGCCTGAGTCATCGTAAACCTTGATGCTTAATGCGTTGGCAGACCTGTCCCAGTAGATACACCAGATGTCGTCATCATCTGCCTCGTCTCCAGGCATAAGCAGCATGCCATCAGCCGCATTGCCGTCTGCAAGTTGTGCGCGGCTCGTCCAGTTGTCCCCTTCGTCTGTAGAGCGATAAAAGCCAAACTCTCCTGTGCCATTACCCCAAAAGCCTACGTACAGGTTACCTCCTCTGGCCCTCACAACATCTACAACACCTGCGTCCCAGTTGCCATTAGTGAACGAGGCACCTGCGAACACCACTACTTCTGAGCTAAGGCTGTCATCAGAAGTGTCAAGGCTAGCATAGAACACATCATCGGAGTCTGTATCTATATAGGCGAGATGTATCTTCGTGCCTGAGTCACCAGGAGTCCACCTGTCATACCAGACGCTAGCCTTTACAGCTAGGCCATCATGAATAGTTACAGATGACCCCCAGGTCACTCCACCATCAGTTGTCTTCTGGTATACGAGGTCCAAGCCACTTTGGGAGTAGATGATGTAGGCAGTGTTGACATCTACCCATACAGGCCCTAGTCGTAAAGCCCGAAGGTGTAGTGATCCTGTAGGAACAGCGCCGGTATCGGTATCAGCCATTAGGTCGTCCTTCCTGGAGGCTGACTAACAGTAATCTACTATTTCTTGCGCCGCTTGCGCGTGGAGCTAATGTGCACCTCACTCATGGCTTGAGTAGTAGTGCGAGGCTTCATGCCATGTTTGACTCCATGCAGGAGTCTTATCTGAGCAGCAGCCTTTGCAGGAGTAGTAGCTTTGGAGTGGACGCCACCAGGGCCTGTTACTCTAACCTTGCCTCCACCAACACTAGTCTTCTTGTAGGGCATTAGTCTTTAGAGCCCTCAGCAGCAGGGTGACTACCCAGGGCCTCTTTAGTAGTGCGAGGCCCAGCACCTGTGAGCGGAACTGAACCATCTTGTGAGATAAGTGTGGGCTCAGGGTCTACGATAGGCATGGGCTCGGCAGTAGACTTAGATGCAGTCACATCAGGGAGCCAGTCCTCCCCCTCCACAAAGTACTCATAGAGGGAGAGGAACTCCATCTGCAACAGCCCCTCACTATCAAGCCTCGTCAACTCCCTCTTGATGATGTGGCCTGCCACCTCACCAATCTCGATTTCCACAGGCGCATCCTGAGACTCATCCCACTGAATGATACTTCCTTCGCGCCTCACTTTGAGCCGCTTGTGTTCCTCCTCAGAGATGCCCAGGTGATCCTGCTGCTCCCTGACTATCTTGAGTGTGTCGTAGTTACCTTCGTCAGGAAGTATGTTCATTAGGAGCAGACGGTACTTGATAGTGAGAAGCATTACCTTATCCTGTCACTGCTACGAAGTTGCCTGAAGCGATGAACTCATCCACTCGGTCCTCCTCGACCTCGTAGATGCCACCATCTTCATCTTCGTACCGCTCTACCACCTGGTTCTTGCCTTTCTTAGGCTTGTCGCCAGTTGGCATATAGCAAGTTGCCGTACAGTGTAGTCTAGCCATGCTCTCTCCTCCTCTAGTTGGCGTACAACTGAATGTGATACAGGCTGGAACCCACATATACCTTCAGTGTGTGGTCCTTAGAGTTGCTAGCCTTATCGCTGTCTGTAATGGCTCCGTTGCCATTGCTGTCACAGTTTAGGAAGGCATCCCAACCTCTGACATTCACATCTCGGATTCGCAGGAACGAGACTAGAGCACTGTAGGTGAACCCGCTTGGAATGGCTAGGAACGACGAGAAGGCTGAAACGTCACCTGTAATGGTACGAGAACCAGACGTACCGAAGTCAATGTTGGCCTCAAAAGCCACAACTTGACCTGTCAAGTCACCAGTGCTGGCCTTGAGAACAGGATCACCGAGGATAGCTCGCAGGCCATTACCACCTATACCGGCTTGGAACCTGGGTGAGACCTCTAGCCCCGTCACGCTGCCAGTACCATCGGCAGTCTTGCTAGGCTTAATGCTGACGGCAGTGTGGTCGCCGGTGGCCTGAGTAACGTTACGGCTGTTGATGCGAACGTTCTTGCCGTCCTGCATAGTCTCTATGTAGAGATGGTCAGCAGCAACCGCCTTCAATCTCAAGGTGCTACCGCTGAGCTCCAGCAAAGCTGCTCCACCAGCAGGAGCATTAGCAGGGAGGGTTTTGTTTTGGATTATCTGGTAGACCATTATCTAATTCCTCTTTCCTCCTATGATATGTTAGACCAGCTTCTCAACACCCTGAGTCAGCTCAAGGTCAATTCCAGGACCACCCAGAGAAACGAGAGGCTCAAGGAAGGCCTGGTTGACAGGGACTACAGGACTGCCGCCACTGGAGACTACTGTGTTCAGCCTAACCTTGGTTGCAGTATTGCTGCTGTCAGGCTTGGGAACCCAGACCACGCGAGAAATCTCAATGTCGTCGTCATCCTCGTCTAGGATGGGGAACTGTCCAATATGGAAGTAGTTGCTGCCTCCGTCGATAGAGGCCTGCACTGCCACAGAGACAGCCGGTGTCCCAGTGCAGGTTCCCAGTAGCATACTCACCAAGGCATAGAAGCCTCCCTCGGTGTCCACTACTGAGCCTTTGGCTCCGGTGCCTGCCATAGCAGTAGCGCCAGAGATTAGTTGTAGGTTTACGTCACGTACCATTTCCTATGCTCCTTCTGCTTCGGCTAGTGCCAATTGTTCCTGTTTCTCAGGTGTAGCAACAACTACCTCGGAGCCATCAGCTAGGATATCCTCCACGTCTCGGTCCTTGGCCAGCTTGTAGCCCTCTAGTATCCACCCGTATCTGGGATGGAACCAGTCCCAGTGCCTTGCTTTAGCCTCGGCTAGAGTAAGAGCTACTAGACGATGCTGTACGTACTCCTCACCATCAGCCGAAGGCCTGGTGACATCACGATACAATTGACCGCCTTTCTCGTAGACACCTTCAGGTAGTTCTGCCATCGTTGCCTCCTCTAGGTGGTGATACCGCGTAGCCTTGCAGCGGCGCGGGGATGCTTTAGGACTATGCCAGTGTACCACTCGATTCGACCCAGATGATAAGGACCAGCCTCTACCTCACCAAAGTCCTTGACTGTGGGGAGGGACTTGCTCTGGATACCGTGAAGGTAGTCAGCTCCCATTCGGGTGCAGTAAATCGAGGCCGTTACGTCGGAGGAGCCTACAGTCTCGTCAAAGCCGAAGAAGGATGAGCCATCATCCTCCCTACGGACAATGCGGATTGGAGTACCAGCGTAGGCCATCTGTTGCTTGCCGAAAACGTCCTGAGTGAAGTTGATGAGGGATGAACCAGTCTGCGCCCTGACTAGAGCTGTCAGGTCTCGCCTCATAGCTGGTGACATCCAGAGCTGCTTGTCGCTACCATCACCAATAACGGTGTCTAGGAGTTCGTCTAGCATGGAGAGAGCGAGAGCAGCACCATTGCCACCTGCCGTAACTAGTTGGGTGCCAGTTAGCCGCTTGCGAAGACCATCAAAGGAGAACGCATCTACAGCAGTGTCACCCTCGAAGAATGTCTCCGAGAACTTGATACCTGCTTGGCGGGCCTTCATCCGGTACTTCTCAGCCTTGAGGTTGAGCAGGTTAGACATGACCTCGACCTCGAAGTTGTCTATCTTGACCTCGCCACCCATGATGACTAGAGGCTCGAACAGCGGATTGATTACACCTGCGTCAGGCGTGTACGTTCCGCCTACACCACGGAAGTTGATAGTGCCCAGAGATGCCTCACGGTGGTAACGGAAGGCTGGACCCATGATTGTCTTCTGAGGCAAGTACTCTAGGACTGGAGAGGTTTCAACGATGATCTTTGCCACCGAAGCCTCAAGCGCATCCTTAGAGTGCTTTGCCGCCTCAAGCATGGTTACGTCGGCCATTGCCTAATTTCCTTTCTTTGGTTTTTGGCTAAGTGCCCTTTCTAGTAGGACACTGCTATCAGTCTTGATTAGATCAGGAGTTGGGCCTTCCGCCCTGCCAGAAACAATAGCTGGCCTCTCACCATCCACCTCAGCCATGACCTCTTCCTCGAGGGTTTCCTTCTTAGCAGCTATTTCCTTGACTGCAATGGCAGAGGCTTCGTGAGTGACTAGAGCCTTGAACACTGCCGACTCCCACTCCTTGATACCCTCAGCTCCTGTGGCTGTACCATCCTGTCTATGAGTAAAGTTCTCAGACTTCAGGCTTTCCTTTATCTCAGCCGAAAGGTCTGATCCCTTTATTAGATCGGATACCACAGCCACTCTGGAAGCGTAGGAGTAGATTTGAGACGACTCCGCTATTGCACCAGCGTTAGGCTGGCCCGCAGTTTGCTTGCGCTCCTGGTACTTGGCGTAGGCAACAGCAGCTACCTCATCACCTGCTATCTCTTCGGAGATTTGCTCCTGGGTCATGGAAGAGAAGTGTTCATCCTCAACACGCACAGCTTCTGCCTGTCGAGTCTCTGCCTCGGTGATAGGCTTTTGCTGTGTTAAGGCTGCGGTGACTTGGGCTTTTGCTGCATCATCAGCCCACTTGTTCAGGATAGGTCCCAAGGTAGAATGTCCGAGAAGTGTCTTCAAGGCCCCAGCGTCACCTGCCAGGTCCTTGAGAGGATCCTCCTGTTCACCTTTCCCTCCACCTTCCTCAGGTTTGCCATCCCCTTCACCTTCAGTCCCAGTCTTCCCCTCAGAGGCAGGAGCCTTCCCATCTTCGGGTTTGACATCCTTCCCATCAGAGGTAGTCTTGGCTTGAGGCGAAACGGAGTCTTTACCTTCAATTACAGCTGGCACCTCTTCGCCTATAATAGACGCGGCCAGTTCAGCTACTTCAGGATCGGCCTGAGCGGTGCCAGATTCTTTATCTGTCATGTGAGTCATCTCCCGTTGCTATGGGCTGCTACAGTCATCTTAGCGCGTCTGATTGTATCTGTCAACGGCCCCAGTTCATGTTTTCTAGCTACCGACTTGTAGACTCCTCGGACTGAGATACCCATAACCTGAGCAACCCATTCCACAGTGTAGCCCTCGGTTCGCAAGAGGTCTATCTGTAGGTTCCTCATGTAAGCCCTAACAGCTTGTACCCCTTGGGTGAGCTCCTCTTTACAGACTGGCAGTGGGCAGGTAAGGCAGTGGTCATGGAGTTCACAGCCTACATCACGATACCTAATGTGCTCTGGCAGGATGTCTTGCATCACCGACCAGCCCTCCTACCCCTGGCTGAGCCTGACGGTTTAGCCGGTGACAGGCCATACCACTTGACAAGGAGATCGTCAGCAGCAGGGTGAGTCAGCCTGTATCTGTTACGCAGTGTGGCTACATTGGAGGTTACACGGCTCACTATGGCTAGCTTAGATAGGGTCTGAGCAGCTTCCGTCTGAGAAACACCGGAGTCAAGTAGTGCCTGCATCTTAGCAGCTAGGTAATCGCTGAGGTTTAGATAAGGATTAAACTCGGCGTTCTCTCGTAAGCGACTCCACACTAGGTCCTCTACAGCCCAGTATTCTTCAAGGTCGGACTGAGCCTTTCTAAACTCTCGTACTGTAGGAGTATCGTAGCGGCGTAAGTAATCCTTGACCAGTCGGAAGTTAGTTGGAGACAAGACCTCTAGTGTAGCATCCCTAGCAGCGAAGAACCTGTCCCAGTCTACTCCACCAGTCATTAGATTCTTGTAGTCCTCACCATCTACAGCGAAGTATTCCTCTATCGCAGCATTGACGCCTACCTTGTCAGTACCGAACTGGAGCCCGAAGTCCTGAACTATTTGATCTCGTCTGGCAAAGAACTCACCTTGACGACCTCTAAAGTTGTCCTTCCAGACAGAGACATCCATCTCGTCACGATTGAATGTTGCATCATCCTCAAGCTGCTGGCGTTCCTGTTCAACACGAGTCTCCTCCAACTTCTCAAAGCCTACGCCTGTGGTAGTCTGGACTCTGTAGCGGTTCTCATGCTCCATGCGCTCCTGAGCTCCCTGCACTCTAGGATCAGTATTGATGACTGCGGTGGCAGGAGCATTGGCCTTGGACATATCCTCAAAGCTGTCAAAGTCGGTGTAGGGCTTCTCTCCCATAGTCCGCTTCTCCTGGAAGACCGACTCTTGAGCCTCCTGGAAGAGTGCAAATGAGGAGCGAGGGAAGCTGCGGCCTCCAACTGTCTCCGTGAGACCTGCCAGCATCCTCTGCTCTAGTGGGCCTCTAGCCTCAAACAGGGCTTCCAGGTTCAGTGGAAGGAACTTGCCTGTGGCATAGTCCAGTATTCTACCAGGGTCTTCTATGAAGGCATTGAGGTCTACCTCCTTGCCCAGGAAGTCCTCACCCTCAATGAAGTCTATGAGAGTGCCAGTAGTGGGAGCTGTACGAGACCGCAGATACTTGAAGATAGGGTTGTCAGTGGATGTCCATGTGGATAGCTCTAGGTTGTCTTCCTTGATGAGCTGGCCCAGGAAGCCTAGAGTTGCTCGGTAGGAACTACCGAAGCCATACTCGTTGCCTCCCATTGGGAGAGAAAGGAACTTGCCACCGGACATAGGATTGATGCGTTCGATGGCATCCTCATGTGACAGACCAGCAGCACGGGCGAAGCCGTAGAAGGCTGACAGGCCTCCAAAGAGCATGGTGCCGAGGGCTCGTTGGGCGTCTCTGGCAGGTACACCATTGCTCATGGCCCACCCTAGCATGCCGAAGACTGAGCGAGTGTAACGAGGAGAGTAGAGAAGGAAGGCTGACTCGACTTGACGTTGTGTGGTGGAGAGTCCTAGGCCTAGCAGATCAGTGGTGCCTAGTTTAGTCTTGACGTAACCGGCGATACGGAACAGCTCACCCTCTAGTTCAGCAGCAGTAATACCTGCAGCGGCTCGTCCTGTAGTGGGTAGACCTCTAGCAGTCTTACCTACCGCTCCACGCTGTATCTTGGCTAGGCTATTGAAATTGAAGATGCGACTGCCTTCAATGAAAGTCTCAAATGATCGAGGTGCAGCGCCGAAGACTGCCTTGATGATGCCAGCACCAGGAGCACGGCCTAGAGCTGCGGAGCGTTTGGTGATCTCCAGGAACTCGATGCCACCTCTGCCTATGCCATACTTAGCAGCTTCGATGGCCTCAGGGCTGTTCTTGAGAAAGGTGTTCCAGTGTTCAGGAGAGAAGAGGGATACAAGTGAGTGGCCTACTGCACGGCTCCAACCAGCGGGGTCCGTGGCTAAGAGTGTGGCACCTTGAATAAGGAACTGTCCTACATCCATCATGCCAGTGACAACGAACCTGGGGATGGAGGCTACATAGGTGGAGAAGCGCAGACCCTTACCAACCTTGCCACCTAGACCAGGGCCGATGATATCCTGAACTACCTTGGCAGCGTCAGGCTCCAGTAGGTCTTTACCAAAGCCAGGACCGAGGACTTGCTTGGCAGGGATCAGAGAGCGTTTCTTGGAGGCTTTGATAGCCTGTAGGTTGCTTATCTTATTGCGGATGACCGTAAGTTCACTAGCCTTGTCTACAGTATTAGGATCAATAGACTTGGCCAGGGTTCTGAGAGCCTTGATCTCCTGAGTAAGCTGCTTCATAACAGGTCGGCCTATCTTATCTTCTTTGATGACCTGTATGAGCATCTTGTCACGGATCATTTTCTGTAGGGCTCGACCGTAGAGCTGGACAGTTTCAGTAGGAGCAGCATACGGGACGCCTCGGTTGATAGCCTCTTCCATCTCAGGTATGATGCGGTCTTTGACAGGAGACTGCTTGGCCCCCACGCGGCCCTTGATGGCGACTCGCCCATCGTCGCCCTGGACGAAGCGAGGCCAGTAGTCGTCACCTAAGAGGCGGAGCTTCTCACCACTGACATGCTCATACTGACGAGCCAGGTCATCCATGAGGGACTTCTGAGTTAGTACCCATTCGCGTTGGGCAGGAGTGGCAGCGAACTTGCCATGCTTGGCCCCAATGCGAGGGCCTTTGAGAATGGCAGTGGCTACGTCACCGAAGGCTAGCTCTTTGCCCTGCCAGACTACTTTACTAGTGTCACGACCTAGAATGAAGGCTCTGTGGAAGGCTTCTTCTTGGCCCACTAGACGCTGGCCTAGTTCAGCCTCCATGATGCCTTGGATACGACGATAAACCACACCTGCTCTTATTTCAGCTATAAATCGGGCTAGTGCGGCAGGTCCAGCAAGAGCTTTTAGAAACAGTTTGATAGCAGGTGCATCGCCTAGAATCTCAGCCGTCTTACGCATGAGATCACTAGAACGTCCAGAAAGGAACAATCCAGACTCAACAGTGCGCCAGAGACTCATTGAGGGAGCCTGACCTCCAGGTAGCAACGGAGGAGGTTCTCCAGGGAGACGTGGTGGTGGTGCAGGTGGCGGGTTGCGACCTTCACCAGTAACCTTGCCTCTGAGAGCCTTGATGTCAGGGCCCTCGTGGATGGGCACCTTACGAGTGAGAGCTTCGGCTTCTTCCCTAGCTAGTGTACGTGTGCCAGGGAGATCGCCACCTATGAGTTTGCGAGCTGCTTGAGGACCAGATAGGGCTCGACCTTGTATAGGCAATGCTTCTGCTACCTCAGCAGCAGCCCCAGCCCCTCGTCCACCTAGAAGACCACCGCCAGCCTCACCACCAAGTCGTCTCAACGTTACACTGCCATCCTCAGCAACGGTGCGCGACCAACCTTGCTGTTCCAGGTCCATAAGCGTCCTACGAAGCAACTTGTTGGAGCCACCACCAGCCATAGCATCACTTTTTACCGTCACAGCACGAACAGCGCCCTGGTTCTTGAGGCCTGCTGCTGAAACTCTACGACCTAGAAACTCAGCAGAGTTTTGCTCACTCCAGGCAAACTGCCAACCAGGTTTTGACCTGTTAACCTGACCTTCAATCGCGGCAGCGTCAAACTCAAAAAGTAAACCTCGACTGCGGCCCTGACCTAATGCCAATTCAGGCGTGTTAGCCAAGAATATATCCCCTGTGCGATCACTGACACCTTTGCTTATGTATCCTACTCCGTAGTCTACACTCGTTTCGTGATAGAGGACATCTGTGTACTTATCAAGCCTAACTGTGAAATTATCTGTAGGCAAAGCAGGCAGCTTCCTGGGGCCAAACCTTATTCCACCGGCCTCGCTAGCCAGCAGTCTCCTAGCCTGGGGTACAGCCTTGCGTAGGAGCTGTGCATCTCCTATACTCAGCTTAGCCCCCAGTGTGGCAGCCTTGGCAGCTTTGATTACGGGGCCGGCAAAGAAGGCTAAGTTGAGAGGATCAGTAATGTAGGACAATATCTCTACTGAGGTACTGCCTCTAATCTGTCCACCAGTGGGTACGATACGAGGCAGAGCTGAGAGATTGGCAGGTGAGAGTGCATCAGCAGCCTCGACAGCTAGAGCTATAGGCTCCAGTATGGCCCTGGCCACAGGCTTACCTATCTCTCGTCTAGGGATGTCTGCGATGTCAAGAATGGATAATGCCACTCTGACAGGCGGCGAGGAGATGATGTCACCCGCAACGCCAGCCACTTCCCCTAAAGCCTTCTTGAGGAACCCGCCACCAGAAGGCTCCGATGGCTCAACAACTGTGCGCCTCGGTGGAGTCTGCAAGGCTGTCTCAGCAGAACGCACACTGCTCTCAGGCACCACCTCTCTGATAGTGTCGCGGTCTACAGGCTTAGTCACTGATGGAGGAGCAGAGAGGTTGGGTATTGCGTCAGGGTCCATGCCACGAGAGATTAAGGAGTCACGTATCAGCTTATGAAGGCCTGACGTTTGAGCACCCTGAACGAAGCTCTCACGGCGACCACGCCGTTGAGTGCGCCTGCTCTCGTACTCCCAGAGGTTGCCCACGATTACCTACGTCCCCCGAAGCCTCTCAAGATGCGCTGTAGCATGGCTTGGCCTTGAGAAGTCCGAGCAAAGTCTACAGGTCCAGGCAAGCCGAGGAAGCGGTCTCCTAGAGAGCCCTGTGGCGCCGTCGCTCTCTGCTGGCCGAAAGCTCTACGCTTGGCTACAGGTGCAGCTTGGCTAGGCAACTGAGATGCTTGAGGCGCCTGCCCTGGCACCCCAGGCTCACCACCCAAGAACTTCCTAGTGATATTGATGCTTTCCTCTGTCGGATGCTGTGCCACTGTGACCTCCTATGCTATGAACTGTGTACGCTGTGCAGGTAGTACAGGTACGAGACCTTCTTCTAGCTCCTTAAAGAAGTCAGCAGGACTAACCCCTGCGAGTTCTCCTTGACCAATATCCACACCTCCTCTAAGGAAGCTAGAGAGGATGTCTATGTCAGTAGTGCTAAAGCCTTGCAGCTCAGACCTGCTGACAGATTGTGTGCTAGGTAATTCAACTCCGAACTGTCCTGTACCGAGGCTGTCACCTTCGTTAAGTCTGAGAGCTGATGTGAAGAGGTCCTGAATATCTGCGTCAGACCTGATCGCACCTTCCGGCTGGAAGCCTTGTTCTACTAGGTTCCTCTTGTATAGCTCGTAAGCTACGAAGTCAGCAGGGTTAGCTCCCAGTTGGGCCTCCTGGAGGCGGCGAGCATCGGCATCCCGTTGCTCCTGGAGTTCTATGCGCTGCTTCTCTAATCCAGCTAGCTGAGTAGCTATAAACTCCTCCAGGGCTAGCTGATCCGCGAACTGCTCAGCTTGAAGTCCAGGCTGAACAGGAACACCAGGTGGTTTAGTTATCTTGGCACCTACAGAGATACCTGCCTTTGTAAGGGATGGTATCATAACGATGCTAGACCTATCAAAGCCCATAGCATCGAATGTGGTCCCACTTGTTATGTGGTGAGCTAGGCCATCGCTACCCATCAGGTACACCTTGGCGTCGCCAGTCACCTGGAAGACGGTTCCTGGCTTAGGAACAACAGGTGTGGCAGCCTTAGCCGCCGGTTTAGCTGTGGCTTTTGCTGCAGGCTTGGCCGCAGCATAAGGGTCCCAGCCTCCCAGCAGTTTCTTCTGTAGAGCTACGTTGTCCTCGAAACTACCAGTAGTGAAACCACCTGCTCTAGCATCGGACCAGGGCCGTCCTGTAACTCTCGTCCAGGTTTGGTGAACTAACTCAGCCATCTTAAACTCCTAAGAACTGTCGCGCTATCCGATTGGCCTCGTCCAGAGCAGCTCCACTAGGTACACCTATCTCTGTTAGGTCAGGAGATTCAGCTACTATTCTATTTGCCTCACCAAACGGGTCAAACACCGTAGGACTGGCTTCAAGTACAGGTCTGCCAAGCCTTTCTCCTACACCTCCAGGTTGTCGTCCTGGGAGATACTTGGAGCCTGGAGTGATGGTGAACGGCTGGATGCCTACAAACTGTTTACCACCCTCAGCAAATGCGTCTAGCCTCTTGTTGAACTCACCTATGGCCTGCTCAGTGCTGAGACGCTTGGCATCTATCTCAGTCTCTAGCTCGGCTATAGTGCCGCTGATGAATGTGGCGAGGTTCTGCGCGTCTACCTTAGAGCGTTCAATGGCTAGCTCGGCAGCAGTGGGACCTGTAGGACCAGCAGTTCCAGGGAAACCTCCAGCAACATTGGCCCTGGCCTCGTTTGCCTCGGACCACCACACGTTGCTGAATACGGCACCAGACTCACCTTTCCTGGCCGGTATCATCTCTCCTGACGCTACATCCCACTTCCAGTAAAAGTCGTCAGGGTTTAGCTCAGGGACCTCACCTATGCCAGTAGGAACTGTAGAGGGTGGCTGTGCTAAAGACCTTGGAGGACCGAGTACCTCTCCAGATGGAGTAGGAGCAGGCGCTCTCTGTCCTGTAGCACTAGGAAAGCCTGGAATATGTTGATCGGCAAATGGGAATAACTGTGCATCATCTGGAGTGTAAGGCCCTGAGGGAGTAAACTTCCGGTCCACACTAGAAGGCTTTGAGTCAGCATACACTCCAGTCTGTAAGTTGCGCCAGGGAGGAAGACCACCAGCATCAAACACCCACATGGCAGAGCCTAAATAGTTAGTCCAGAACTCCATTATACAGCTCTCCTTGAGAAGGCCATACGATTCATCTTGTTGGTGAACTCCTCCAAGTCCTTACGAGCCAGTGCCTCAGCATCAGGCTTCCCTCGGTGACGGTCGATTAGCTTGGCTGTCATGTCCTGCCAGTCCTCAGGAGTCATGGACATGAACTTTTCCAACTGCTGTCTAGGGGTAAGTGGGTCACTGCCATAAGGATAGCCCTCGCTGACGGCTTGAATAAGAAACTCACGAGTATCTATATACCACTGACTAAGTTCCTTCGCCAATTCATCCAAACTAGGACCAGTTATCAGAGGCATTAGAAGCCTTCCCTACCAGGTAGTGAGCCGGACTCTTCTGGAGGTTGACGTGGCTGGCCTTGTCGAGTGCGGCCTCCCATCTCCTGTAGCATCTGGATTATGTTGGCTTGAGCGCCACTGACATTACCTGTCACTTGCCCCCCATCGCCATTCTGAGACTGTATAGGTTGACCATCAGGGCCCACCAGTTGAGACTCTGGAGGTGGCAGAACACCTACAGTCTGCAACACATCCTGCATGAGTATAGGCATCATCATGCTTTGAAGGTCCTCAAGCCAACGGCTCCTTATCTCCAGCTCAGGCTGGTCTATGCGTAGACCCTTCTCAAGGAACGTGCGGCGTGTGATGTGGCCCTGAGTATGCATACGATCATAGAACTGACCCTCGGCAATGAGGTTCTGTGGCAAGAGTGGATCAATACTGACCTCAATAGTGACAGGGAACTCCCTGATAGCCTTGGGAGTGAGCGAGATGTCCCCTACCCATATCTCTTGCCGAGCGCGAGAAACTGTTTGCTCCTCTAACCACTCGATGAGGTTGACTAGACAGTTACTATATGAATCTATAAGGTACTGGAACTGACTCTTAGCCATCATGTAGAGGGAGTTGTCACGATAGCCGGAGCCTGCTGCCCCAGGTGGCTCGCCCTTGAAGATAGGTGAGACACCATGCTGACCCATGATTTGCATTAGGAGCTGTATGTAGGGCATAGCAGCGAATACGTTTTCTACACCTGCGAATGGGTCAATGACCTCGGAGCCTGGAGGCAGGGTGTCTACGCTGTCAGCCTTGAACTTATACTGCCTAGGCACTAGGTCATTGTTCTCACCGGCCTCAGCTCCAGCCTGTACCATCTCAGGTTGGAAGTCGTCAGGCACTTGGATAGTGAGCCGCTTGCGAACGAGCAGGTCCACGGCCTCACCCATACGAGTCAGGGCTCTGTTGATGAGGGGCTCATTGTGGCGGAAGGACTCAGCAACCGAGATACCGAGCTTGTCAGGGTCCTTGCTGGATGAGGTGCGGCCAAAGCAGACGAAGTATTTACAGCTAGGATCGCCAACTTCCTGGTAGACCAAACGGTTATTGAGATAGACCTGATACACACCCTTGGAGTTGGGCATGCGCTCTCTACGGTATTCAGTGACCAGCACCATAGTCGTAGCATTGACATCAGCAGAGAATGGCCGTATGGTCTGCTCAGGTTGTCCAGGAGTAGCTGCTACAGCCTGAGTAGTCTCCGCACTGAGAGACTCTGGGTAGGTTGCGAGTTCTGCATCATTGAGCCCGTATGCGGGGTAAACCTCGCGCTTGGGCTTCCAGGAGTGCTCGATAGATTCTATAACCTCACCAGCAGGGCCTCTCCGGAAGTAGAATGTAAGAGGATGAATAGTGGTGACTCTGAATGGAGGCCCCCACTTGCGTTTGAGAGCTTTTGTGCGATCCTTGTAGTCCTTGTCGAGCTCACCCTTGAGCCTCTTGCGCTCCTTCTTCGGCCACGGGTAGAATGAGGCTTTGAGTATACCCAGACCTAAGCCAGCTTGTCCATCTACTACTTCGACTAGGAACGGGGAGAACTTCTGCACCCAACGGAAGAACTGAGTCCAGAAGGCTTCCCTGTTGCTAGTGTTCCCGGTTGCAGGGTCACCAGTGCGTAGGTTTGTGAAGATTATGTTCAGCTCGTTGGCAGTGAGTGAGGCTTTAATGTTCTCTACCAGCTCAGAAGTAGCACCAATGCGGACTTCTAGGCCAGATGGTGTCTCACCCGTGGGGAGCTGTATAGGATCCTCATAGTGACGCAGCAGGTCCACCTCGTTCATCTTGGTGTGCAGGCCCTCAAACTCCCGCTTGAACTCTTCTAGCAGGCGATTGACATATGTGGCGGAGACTGCTGGAGTTAGGTCGGTGGCTACGTCAGGCACTAGAACCCCCTTAGTTTCACTTTGGTACTAACACCTGCCACTAGAGACTCGGCCATGACACAGCCTATAGCTAGGGCATCCATGCGGTCATCATTGCGGTGGCTGTTGGTAGGAGAGAAGGAACAGAGTTCATCTTCTAGGGATACGCCATCTAGCAGTGGCATATCTCTAGGGATGAACAGTCTACCACTGGCAAACAGTGCGTCTAGGTAAAGGGCTCTTCCAGTCTTATCTCTGTCTATGCCTAGCACCTTAGTCTGCACATTCTTCTTGGTGCGGTAGGGTATCTCCTTGAATGGGAGCTGATAGCGACGGCGCATACCTTGAAGAAGGCTGAGCTGGAAGCCTACTGTCTCTAAGGCTACAGTACGAAGACCTGCGGTACGCTTGGCTATTCGCACGATCTGGGCTTCTAGATCAGGAGTCTCCACCCTGCCAGCCCACATATCCACCAGGTATATCCACTTAGTCTTAATGTCTACACCTAAAGTAGCAATGGCCGAGTAGTCCGCATAATCCTTGGTGGATGCGGCAGGGTCTACAGCCATAACGAATTGCATAGGATGTTCAGGTATGAGCGCGGCTGTCCAGTAGGAAATGTGTTCACGCAGTATGACGTTGCCTCGGACAGCCTGCGGATTGCACATATAGGTAAGAGCAAAGAGTACATCTCTCTTATCCTGATGTATCCTGTTGACCTCTTCCATAGGGAACCGTGTGGGAGAAAGTGTAGGACCCCAGGGGTAAGGGCCTACTATGGGCATCTCGTAGATGGTGAAGCCCATATCAGCAAAGACAGGCACTAGATCATTCTGGCCCCAACGGGTAAGGATAACTACGATACGGCCTGTGTGCTGGTAGTGTATATTGCCATTCTTCATCAGGCGGTCTAAGATGACGCCCCTGATCTTCTCCACCTGGGAGAGCATAGTGGTAGGACTCTTTACGTCATCCTGGTCTGTAGGGTCATCTATGATGATGATGTTGAAGTGGAGGCCCTGATAGGGACCGTTGAGGCCAGTGCCCATGAGAGTCGGGTCAGGGTCCTCAATGTCACGCTGGACGAACAGGACATTCTTAGTCCACTGAGCATCTGTATCCTCTATGACATTGAAGGCTGCCTTGTAGACGTTGTTGCTCTCGATGCACTGCCTGATCGCCATGACCTGCTTCTGAGCCTGCTCTCCAGTGTTCATCACCCAGAGGATGCGGACATTAGGATTATTGCCTATCTCTCGCTCCACGAAGTCACGAACGGTTGTGCTCTTATAGGTGTCGGGAGGACAGACGATGACGGTCCTGTTGCTAGTCTCTAGTGCCTCAGCCCAGGCATCCTGATACAGCTCATACTCGCGGTTATGGACAGCCTTGGCATAGGTGCGAGCATCACCGTCACGCGCAGCCAACGCCTTGACGCCGAGATCACTGAGAGGAGCCGTGGCTACAGGCATTAGTTTACAATCTCACCCTCAAGCGGCTTGTCACCGTTAGCGTGTTCAGCCAGCTCAAGCTTTTCTGCCGCCTCTATAGCCCTCTTGCCTGACTCAAAGTTCGCCAGCAGTTCCCTTGCAGCAGCTCGCCTAGCGTTCTCGCCCTCAATAGTCCTGCCCTCTACAGTGACCGTAATGCTTTCTCGGTAACTCCCAGGTGGCATCTGGTCAGGTTCCGGCACCAGTGCTCTCTGTACAGCCATGATGTCTGAAGGAGTGTAGTGCTTGCGGATGATCTTGAGGACTTCCATCTCACGCTCAGTTAGTAGGTCTAGGCTGAGTGCAGCCCTGTAGAGCACCTTCTTATCTAACCTGAGACACAGCCGGAAGTTCCTCATAAACTCCATCTGTGTGAGGTCGTGCGCTACGTTGGATTGCAGCCAAGACAGCTTCTCACCCGACTCCCAACTCCTGAACTCCTCATCATCCCTACGCCAAGCCTTGACAGTGCCGAACATGACGGGGACTAGGACACAGGACTCACGCACTGAGAAGCCTGCTGCTCGGTAACTCAGATACGAGGCCTTCCTGGGATTGTTGCCTAGTGGTATGCGGGCCTTGAGCATCTCCTCATAGTCATCCGGCTCGATGTCTGACTGACCTGACTCAACCACTTGTACCTCGTGCTGAGGCTTAGGGTGGCCGGACTGTACACTGACTAGCTCTGACATAGTAGGCTCCTGAGAGGGCTGGCAAACCCACTACCCAGAAAGCCTGCCAGCCCGAAAGGAGATGATGGGAATGTCATACTACTGTCCTCCACTATTATTATAGCACACTTTGAGGCATGTGTCAAGCATTACGCTGTAGTACACTATAGTAGTTACTAGTGTGGTGTAGTATGTTATAGTGATTTCAGAGGCTAGACGACCATTTACTCCCATTCACTGTATATAACTATACGGGGTCGCTCTGAATTGATAAAGTGCATATACTGGCGGACAGCTTGACAACGACCACCCACTATTATATAATGTGAATAGAAGTTAATGGTCGCAGTAGGAGGAGAGCATGATACTAGGCATTATACACGTTAACAGAAAGAAGGGCAAGTCTGCTCAATGCAAACGCTGCAAGGGAGTCATCAATGTAGGAGATGTTCATGCAGTAGTCATAGTCAGATATGGAAATGCCCAGGAAGCAGTCTTTAAGATGAAGGCAGCTCAAGGCAAAGCATGGAGTAAGAAGGCTGGCTTGAAGTATCGGAGACTACACCTGAAGGACTGTCTAGCTGAATGGTTGACATTCTCTTACATTCAACGTACCGAGGCCAGACGAGAACGTAAGGGTGGCAGACCACCTCTACCCCCCATGAACCCTGAGGAGAAGTTGCTCAGACACAGATTAGTTCGTAGGAGAGCTGAGATCATTAGACAGATTGAGGTCACAGATGATGATGTCAGGATCAGGGTGTTGGCTGGCCGACTACGAGAAGTGCAAGACAAGATGGAGATTCCTGTTACACCTCCAAATAGAAAGAACCTGCACAGAAGCATGGTACTGTCTATAGTGCAAAGAAAGATTAACCAAGCTACGAAGGAGCTGTCATGAGGGTATTTATCAATCGCAAGGGTAAGTACACTAAAGAAGAAGATTGCCACTTAGAACTCTGTAGACGCAATGGCGTGATACGCAAAGGGGAGGCTATGTTCGCGTTGAACAAGTACACGTCAACTCCTCCGTATGACACCATTGAGGTGCTCTGGTTCCACCCTGAATGTTTCCTAACCTGGTGCCTAGAAGCGCTCCTCCTTGACAAGGGGTTGGATGGTGACTCACAGCACCTGCTAGATACGCTGCCTACTATAGAGCGCCTTATCAAGGTGAGATGATTGATATGAAAGACCAGATAGTAGGCACACTGATAGTCATAGCCGTAATGCTCGCCCTGTTAGGCTTATTCATGCTGGTGTCCTGGGGGCTGGAAGGCTATGCGAGCCCAGGATTCTGCAATATGTCTGACGGCTCATGTTACCCGTAGACAGACAGGCCGCAGCCCTCTGTCCTCCATCCCCCACCGGCAAGCACCACTGGATGATACCATCACCAGGTGCTCACCCTGTAGGTATATGCAAGTATTGTCTCGCGGAGAGGCCCTTTGAGAATAGCGCGGGCGAAGGCTACTGGGATTACAAATCCAGGCAAGCTCTGAACACGAGGAAGTACATTGAGGGATTGGGTGAGGAGTCGGGGAAATAATTTTGAGAAAAATCTCGCAGCGGGTCTATCTTCCGCTTTCTAGGCTAGCCAACGTCGCCTTAGCTATAGCCGGTCGCTGAGTACTGGTATTGGTGTTCTGGTGGTAGGATGCTGGATTGGTTGTGCTAGTGAATGGATTGTGTAATCCTTCACAATGTTAGTGATCGAAAGAAAACCCCTCGGCGTGGCGATGTACCGAGGGGCTAATGGCTATTCGGTTGTTAGCTGACTTTGTGCCCCGCGTTGGTGAGCTTGCTGATGATGGAGTCACGGTTGAGAGGCCCACTGTCCGGGTAGAACGCGCGGATGGCAGCGGATGCTGAGGCGTACTCGGTGCCGTCCACTGTGAGCGACTGGCCTTTAGTGCCACCGCCTCCAGCCCCACGAGTGCGCTTGACTTCGGCCCCGCCACTATTGAAAATCCACTTGCCGGTCTCTTCGCTGACTTCCACCTTCGTCCACTCCACGCCCAACTCACGCAGCGCGTTAAAGTGAGCGATCAGCTTCCCATCGCTCCTCATGGCGTTGTGAACGTCAGCAATCTTACCGGCGTTCGCAGCCCGCTTGCCTGAGACTACAGCGTTAGTGGCCGTTTTCAACTGGCTTTGTGACTTGTTGAGGGTCGCCAGCAATGCCGTGCGACTGTCAGTAGCCGCCAGCACCTCATCCAGAGCGCCAGACTTCATCGCCCGTTTAACGGCCTCATCAACACCGGCTACCGCTTTGGTATCGGTCTCCACTTGCGCCGTCAGACGATTCACTTTGCCCTGCAATTCGTCCACTGTGGGCGGAGTTACTTCGGTCTTCTCGTCGGTCATGTCTCATTTCCTTCCACTACTAACCCGTTTCGCCACTGACATCATATTACCACGATCCAGTATTGTTGTCAAGGGTTTTTCCTCTCTATTTTCAAGTGGTTTGATAATAGGTATTATGTCAAGTGGAGCGGGTGGTCTAGTAGGTTTAATTGCATAAGCAGGTTATCATTTGGTCAGTAGGCTGGTTATTGTTTATGTGTGTATACGGTTGCGGCTGTAAGACTAGAACAACAGTTTGCATGCTTATGTCAAGCAAAACACTTGACAACGCCAAGCGCCTATGGTACAATAGAATGGACATTGATATGGAGGTGTGCCATGTGAAGCGCAAGCCGAGTCCCCCTCCCTAATGGTTAGCAACGAGAGGAGATCACAATGCCGATCAAGGACACCATACAGGCGGTGTTGAATGACATCAACATTCCAGACCTGCAGGACTACCTCGGTGATGGTATGTATATCATCATCAAGATCACGTCGGATGAGGATGGCGAGATTCAAGTGAAGGAGTTGGACGGAGGACGAGCCGGACTAGCGGACGACTAGCCTCACCAACGTCAGCCATTAGAGATAGTGGCTGGCCTTGGTTGGGTTAGTAGCATTGTGGTTAGAGCTACGAGAAAGGATGCACCATGCTTAGAGCCGTAGGATACATCATGTTCACTGGCATCATAGTGGCGTACATGCTGAGTATGTAGCCATGAGACAACATAAAAGTGAACACAGCCACGGACACTGTACCTCCTGTAACAAGCCTACCTTACTGAATCCGTTTAGAGGTCGGTGCTTGAGTTGTCTGGTCGATTGAGCGCCGCTGCTGAGGATATATGCGCCTGATAACACTGTCCTCTCACCACTTGAGGATGAGTGCTCTTTCAGGACACGAACTGGTAGTGGTCTCCTCGGTGGCGGCGCTGAGTCGATCAGTAGAGAGGAGGTGAGACTAATGGGATACTACATCAACCCACCTGACCAGACCAAGGAAGACTGGTTGCAGGAGCATGGAGACGAAGTAGGGACTCCTAGCTGGCCTGCCCCTGACGGTTCAGCTTTGGTGTGCCTCATAGACAACGGGCCATTTTCCGCAGCGGGTATCTGTTTCAGCGAGCAGGAGTTTCAAGCGTTCGTAACTCCTGATGGCCGACCTCGGACCTGGTACTACGTGCCATCCGACAAGGTTATAAGCGTGGAGCCACTAGTGAAGGACCTGCTTAACGTGTAGCAGAACCATGAGAGAGGAGGTGAGTATCAATGACAGCAGCCTACAGAAGAGTAACAGAGGCTAGTAGTCTCATAGGAGAGTCATAATGAGCAAGCCTAAGATGGTGTTAGTGTCCATCAACCTAGTCAATGCAGTCAAGGCTCTGCGTCAGTCTAAGCAATGGTCGGTGCTGCCAGCAGAGATGCGTAGGCAGATCGAGCAGGGGCTGGCTGGCAACGGCCATTCAGTGAGAGACTGATGGCAGACGAACAGGAAGACCTGCTAGCACAGTTCCTCAGTGACTCCGATGCTAGTGCTAAGGACAAGGAGACCCTCGACTTCTTGGTCAACGTGTCTCCTATTGACACACGGCTAAAGCAGTTAGTGGTCAAGCTGACTGACTGGTGCTACTACGAAGGATATGATGATGGCGAGGCGGGCAGGCAGTAATGGAGACTCCTAACACAGGACTCCGAGCCTGCCGCGCTACATGGGCCAGAGGCCTCGAAGTGGAGTGGTGGATGTGGGAGTTTGACGAGGACAAGCAGACCTACATCAGGCATGGTGAAGAGGTGAGTCCTCTGCGCCTGCTGCTGCTGGTGGCTGAAATGAGGGAAGAGGGGTGGCAGCTATGCCGGCAAGTAGTATAGAGGAGAAGATCAGGGCGCTACTCAGGCTGGCTAATGATGCAGGTGCTAGTGAGCATGAGGCTAGCCTAGCAATGGAGAGGGCTCACGCGCTCCTGCTCAAGCACAACCTGGATATGGTGGAAGTGGAGGCAGGTGCGGACGGTGAGACGCAGACGGTTGTGAATGAGGAGTTCGACTACAAGTATGCTAACAGATGGAGGCCTAGCCTGACCAACATCGTGGCACAGCACAACTACTGTAGGGTCATAGCGACAGGCCGAACGATGCGTGTCATTGGTAGGCCACACAACGTAGCCGCTACCAAGGCGATGTCACTGTGGTTGATGGGACAGGTGGCTGACCTCACACATGAACGATGGGGGATAGAGGCTCTGGTGCTGGATCAGGTTGATGAGGGCACTTGGGAGCAGGACTGGAAGGACGGGTTCGCCTTCGGTATCATCACCAGATTGAAAGAGAGGCTGGCCGAGCAGAAGGCATTTGAGGAAGGCCGAGACTCCAATGTGAGAGCCTTAGTGGTGGACCTAGGTGCTGAGAACAATAACTTCGTGAAGCAGGCCTATCCTGGTGGACTGGTCAACCGAACGGTGAGATTCAATGGTGCTGCTTACAATGTAGGTGTCACTGCGGCTGATGGCGTGTCCATATCGCCAGAGGGCCGGCAAGTGGGAGGAGAGAGGAAAAGACTAACGTGACTGAGAAGGAGCTGGAAGAATTGTTGACCAGGCTCGGTCGTGAGCGTCGAGATGATGCCATGAAGGAGTACCTAGTGTTGAAGATGCAGGAGAGGAGAAACTGATGCAATACATACTGACCCTGACCAGGACCACGAAGAGGACGTACAGGTATGACAAGATGGTAGCGGACGAGGACAGTGAGCTAAGTACCTTATATATCCAGCAGACCGCCTTCCCAGGTGGTGCGCCTCAGTCCATTACTGTCACTATAGAGGCCAACTAACCATGTGGGTCTACATACAGTCGGAGCCTGGACTGTACACGACAGGCTTCTACGACCCTCAAGGCGTATGGCACTCTGACCAGGATTTCTCATCCAGTGAGGAAGCTGCTCATCGTGTCAACTTCCTGAACGGTGGGACGCCTAGCCAACGCTAGCCTCATGGGGCTGCCGCACCTTCCTAAGGAGTTGAAGTCCGCACCCCCGTTGGCCTTGACTATGCGGTGGCCCCTCCATAACTTAGAGAGGAGATAGAATGTCAGGACGAGGCGTGAAAGCCATACAGGAAATTACTTCTCAGTTAATAGGTGATGGCCTAGGCCACACTGCTCACTGTATAGGCATCGAGACTGGTATAAGGCTAGCCATAAGGCATCCCGAATATGCACAGCTACTCCTCAAGTTCGTGGATGAGGAGATGAAAGAGGACGGCTGTGATGAAGGGCGCCTGGATGCTGAGGAGGCTATTGATGCCCTTGTCAGGAAGCCTTTAGCTCTAGTACATGGAGGTGAGGAGTTGGAAGGAGAACCACGATGACTGCACATATCGGACATCCCTCGATCAGGGAGAATGGACTGGACGATGGCTGTCCTCGTTGCAAGGAACACGCAGAGAGGCCGTTCGATGGTCTAGACGATGGCAACATGGAGGTCCTGATAGACAGGATTGCTGATGTCCTAGACCCACGCAGCAAGAACGAGGCCATAGCCATGTACAGGATTACCACTGTTATGTCTAAGGCCAACAAGCTGTATCAGAGAGGATGGAGGCCGTCGTGAGTAGGTACAGTAAGCAGCATTACGAGGACGTGGCCCGAATCCTAGCAGAGGAGCAGCACTTTCAGGAGACATCGGGAAGACCTGAGGGCCTGAGCGCTGCTGGTGCTGTAATCAATCTAAAGCACACCTTCGCTGACCTCTTCGCCGCCGACAACCCCAAGAGGTGCTCCTTTCACGGCGAGCATGACACCGGATACAGCGAGGACTGTAAGATCACAGGCTTCGACCGTGAGCAATTCCTAGCAGCCTGTGGACTAGAACCTGTACCTGAGATTTGCCCTCTCTGCAACAAGCCCTCTAAGAATGGTGAGGTACACCTAGACTGTGCCAACTATGAGCAAGCGATGGCTGATGCAGAAGGGGAGTCACAAGAAAACCTGGAAGCGGCGGAGGCTCTGTACAATCACACAGTAAGAGAGGACTCCTAATGTTCACCTCAGGATGCGGACACGCACATATCCCAGGCACCTACCTGTTCTGCCCCGAATGTAAGTCACCGAGAGAGGCTAGGCGTGGCATGGTGGATACTGGGAAGGGTGGGTTGCAGCCTACCTGGTATCTAAGCTGTTCTTGTGCCAAGCCTAAAGGTTTGCTGTAATGGACAACACACCTGTAGAAGAGGCAGACCAGCTCAATGCGACAGTGAAACTAAAGCCTGACTTCCTCTTCCTCAATGCCATGAGTACAATGTGGGAAAGCATTAGCAAAGCGGCATCGTCATGCGCTGTCGCTAACACAGGTAAGCATAGGTTCTCTGGTTATCCGAGGGAGAGTACCAGATGTAGGTCATGCGGGGCAGTGTTGTTTAGGATGGGGCCATGAGGCTGTTCGGATGGGACTACCCGCCAGGAGTGACAGGCAATGAGTATGAGATAGCAGGACCAGACTCTGAAAAGGAATCGGATGAGACCTGCTCTCAATGTGGTGCGCCTACAATGGAGATGAGTTACAAGGATGAGAGGTGGCTGTTGTGTGACAACGACCACGCTGAGGACATTGAGAAGGAAGAGCCTGATCCTGACAGGCTGTACGACGAGATGCGGGACAGGCAAATGCTAGAGGAGGCTGACTGATTCGATGGTTAGTGATAGCGGTCGTAGGGCTGCTGTTGACCACAGGAGGATATGATGGAATACCGTTGGGGAGTGAGCGGTCAGGAGCAGGCCAAGTTACAGAAGTGGCTGCGGGCGTTAGAGCGACGGAGAAAATAGATGCTAGACTTATTCCACTGGCTGACCTGCAAGCACAGGGAGGTACACCTACTCTCGCCGCCTCCGATGCTAGATCAACTCCTGGGAGCGGGGATAGAGGTGATGTTGCGGAGGTGGTACCGACGCAGAGAACTACTACGGATAGAGTCAGAGACACCATTTGTTCCTACCCCTGGCCCCAAGGATGTGAGTATTGGATAGCAATATTCTTCTGCGAGGCCACCCTCGACCCGACCAAGGATACCAACTGGCCCTATGTTGGGCTGGGACAAATAGATGTGGAGCTACATCACGACCTGATATTGAGCATGGGCTACACGGTAGAGGATATGTACCTCGCCGCGCCGAACCTAGCTGTGAGTTGGAGGTTAAGCCATGAAGGAACCCGAACGAGTCCCTGGCCCTGGTGTCAGTGGCAGTAAGCCTGACATCCCAGCGATAAAGGCGCGGTACGAGGCGGCGACGGAGGGTCCGTGGGTCTTAGCACCAGAGCCAGGATGTATCGCCAACTCATACCTAACCAAACTCATTGCGCGAGTGATGCCATTAGATAAGCTGGGAGGGTTGCGGGCTAACACTGACTTCATTGTTCACGCCCGCACCGACATCCCCCAGCTTGTCACGGCGCTAGAGGAGGCGCAGGGGAAGCTGGACAGGGAACGGCTCGCGGCGTTGGAGCATGAGCAGTGGGTGGAGTGGTCACGGGCTATCGCTGACGTAGAGGCGATTACAGCGACGCGGCTGGCCCGCTGGGAAAAGATGTGGGTGCCTTACGCAGAACTGTCAGAGGAACAGAAAGATCAAGACCGTGTTTGGGCTGACCGCATCCTGAAGGGGGAATAGATAATGGCAAGTCCAAAGGGAATAAGTCGGCAACTAGGGCCAAAGGACAACATAGGCCGGTGCCCTCATGGTGCGCCGTTGGCTATGTTAAAAACACGCTGCCCATCCTGCCACCTCGCTGAACTAGAGGCCGAGAACGCCCGCCTACAGGACGGATACGATGGCCTGAAGTGCCAGTACGATGAGGAGCACGACAAGCTGCTCCGCCTACAGGAGCGGGTGGAGAAGTCTCAGGCCGTGCTAGTTAAGGCTAAGCGGCAGCACAACTGGGAAACACATGGTTACTATGGAGGCGACGAAGCGGGTTGCCTAGACTGCCAGAGGTATGCCGGTGTGCTGTAGACCAGAGCGAGGCCACTTTGCTGAGGAGTATCCAGAGGCTCATGCGAACATCGCCGAGCTAGAGACTGAGCGTGACGCTTTGCAGGCCAGGGTGGAGGAGGCCGAGAGGCAATACTGTAACCCGTGTCGTAGTGCTGGTGAAACACCACTGAGTAAGGCGGTGTACATCTGCTACTGGTGCGATGATGGCTTCTGCCATGAACACGCCGCCAAGCACTTCGGGGCTGAACGCGATGGCAGAAATGACCTCACCGAGGAGCGTGACCGCTACAAGGCGCTGGCAGAGCAGCGGAAGGAACGGCTAGATGCAGTACAGACATACGTTGACAAGTTAGCAAAGGGGCACGTCAGCGGCACTTGGCAGGGGTTGGTAAAGAGAGACGTTGAGCGAATTCTATGGCCTGCTGCCATCGAGGAGGGGAAATGAGAGTTATCAAGGCTGTACCCTCCACTGAGGTAGACCACATCATTCAGCCTCGCATTGAGGCTTGGTTGAAGGACTATGACTATGTGGTGGTAAATCCCTTCATGGGCCTGTCTCAGTTACATAGGCCATCGACCAGAGCGGGAGAAATCTATAAGGTGCTTGGCAGTGGAGTATGGTCTGAGCATTATGGACAATCCTTGTGCTGCCATTGGAGGGGAGAAGGAATGAGAATCTGGCTAGGCTACTGGATACTCAGGTTCAGGGACTGGATTAGTAGGAAGAGATGAACACACTATCTGACCTACAGAAACAAATACATGAGACAGCAGTAGAGAAGGGGTGGTGGGAGGATGACAGGAACTTCGGCATGGTCTTGGCTCTCATACACTCTGAAATATCAGAGGCATTAGAGGCGTGGCGAGAGAGTCCTGTCCACTTCTACCTGGGAGCACCATCTGGACCGCTAGTAGAAGGACCACGGAAGCCTGAAGGTTGGGGAATAGAGTTAGCAGATGCAGTCATTCGTATACTTGATGTGTGTGAAGTCCACGGTCTCAACCTTCAAGACCTGATCGAGATGAAGATGGAGTACAATAAGACGCGCTCGTATAGACATGGAGGTAAGAGGGCTTAATGGGAGGTATACAGTTTAAGGAGCGAGTCAGGAGAAAGATACTCAAGGATCGTGGGCTTGTGCGCACAGGTAAAGGACACCTTGAGCCTGCTCTCGATGAGCCTAACGATCCGAACAAGACCCTAGCTATGAGACTAATAGAGGCTAGACTAGGAGTAATGATCGAGGAACTGTTATCCGAGGGTAGTCTAAAGGAGGTTGCGTTGTTGTTAGGTATCAGTGAGTCTACTGTGAGTTACTGGAGGTTGCGACTAGGGCTAAGACTGTGATTGTAGTCCCTCGTACCTTCATGTGGGTTGAGATTCACCTGCTTATACAACTTAATGAGATAGTGTGGATACCAGATCATAACAGGGAGCCATCAAAGGGTCTACTTCACTACTTAACAACAGGCAACAGAAGGTAGCATGGAGCCCCAACGCCTTGATGAGTTTCTCAAGTGGAAGCCCAATTACCCTGAAGCTATTGTCGGAGGAGGAGTGCTATATGCCAGGACCAAAATGATTATCTATGGCAGGTATAAGACCCTTAAATCCATGACCCTGTTGCACCTAGCACGGTGCATAGCAGCAGGCCAGCCCTGGATGAGCTTCAAGACTCCAGAGCAGGGCAACAAGGTCATATACCTGCAGTTGGAAATTCCTCACCCGCTGCTGCATAAGAGGATGACCAAGATGGAGATGGCCTGGGATGCGACAGACAGGAAGGAGCTGTTAGAGAGAGTCAGGAAGAACATATACATCTGGACCGAACCGTTCCTCAAACTGGACCGACCTGAAGGGATAGGTACTATCAAGCAGTACGTGGAGAAGATAGAGCCTGCGGTAATAATGATAGACCCTATCTACAAGACTATCTCAGGGAACATCCTTGATCCTAACCATGTGAGGGAAGTGTGTGATCAGGTTGACATAATGTTGAGTGAGTTTGAGGTGTCAGTCGTGTTCGCCCACCATGCAAGGAAGTCTGCCATTAGTGAGGAGAACGCGTTTGACTTAGGTTCAGATGATATGCTAGGTGCGGCTGTGTTTTCGTACTGGGCTGACACCGTTTGCAAGATCACAAAGGTAGCAGAAAGGAGTAATGAAGTAGGGCTGACACTGAACTTTGATATTATTAGACACGCCGAGGATTTAATTGAGCCAAAGGAGGTGGTGTTCAATAGGGAAGACTTGACGTTCCATGAAGGCGAACGGCTAGTAGTTGTGAAGTAGGAGGAGAAGATGGCAACCGGAGAGGCGACAACAGAGGCGCCAAGCCTTCAATCCAGGTTTGACCAGATCGGAGTTCAGGTTGACAAGGCACACGAGGCTCTTGACCGCATCTGTGTAGACGGAGTAGACGATAAGGCAACTGTGGAGCCTACAATAGAAGGGGCGGAGGCTGCTGCGTCTCATTGTCAGCGTGGTCTGATGCGCCTGCTAGAGAGGCTAGAGAATGTAGCCAATCGCGTAGGGCATTTGTAAGGAGAGGAGATGGCGATACCCGCACCCAAATCACCAGAGATAGAGAGACTCCTTGAGGGATTCAGTGGTAGGACTACAGCTATAGAGGCTGATCGCTGTGTCGATGAACCGATAGGTTGTGGCAAGCCTGTTGAGGACTTCAGGGATGACGCAAGTGCAGACGAGTACAGGCTGTCTGGCCTATGCCAGATATGCCAAAATGATTTGTTCGGTAGCTAAGGAGAAACAGAATGTCAGAAGAGATTAGCATAGCGAAGCCTTCAGGAGCCGACACTCCATTGAGGCACTTCAAGGGAACACTGGCTCCAGACGAGGAAATATCAGAGCGGAGACAGACTAAGGACGGTAGCCGGTCCTACGTGGTCCTCAACTTCAAGTTCTCAGACCTTGAAGTGCTAGAAGCAGTAGAGCCTTACCCCTTCCCCATAGCCACTATCACAGTAGGCTATGCACCGCCCGCATCGTCCAGAGGGGGGACTAAGTTCGAGGCTCTTGCTGGTAGCCTGCGAAAGCTGATGCCAGATAATCCTGACATTAACCTACTCAAGGGCAAGAAGCAAGAGTGGAAGATGGAGAATAGGTCGTTACGGAGAGGGTTGACCGATGAAGAAGGTAACCCTTTGATGGACGGCAACAACAAGCAGTTATGGGGAGAGGTGCCTACCCTGTGCTGGACTGTTATAGCTATTGAAGGCTTGGGCTCGGCTAAGGAGGCTGACGCCAACTTCAATGAGTTCCTTGTAAACCTGGCTGATGGTAAGACCGAGCCCAAGTTCTATGAGGAGGCTTTGCAGAACTCGGAGGTAACTTCCAGGCCACACATAGTGGATGCCATCGTCAAGCGCACACTACTGCCCAACCTCAAGGAGATGAAACTTATTGAGCGTGATGCTGAGGGCATACTACACAAGGTAGTAGCAGGCACCACGCCTCCAGCAGATGAGACTGCTGCACCAACAGAGGCTACGAGCTAGTGTTGCAGAAGTTCTCAAGAAGTAACCTCACTGATGCATTGGATAGGCCTGCTGGTGGTATGGTGGACGGAGTAGGGCTGAGTATCCAGTGGCAGAATGGACCACTAGGCAAGGCTGCTTTCCGCATTGAGCCTAACGGTGCGTTCGTGGAGACAGTCATAGCGGCTGCTCTACAGAGGATAGAGTGGTATCAGGAGGTGTGTGGAGGTAAGTTCAAGTGTGAGGAGAACGCCATTGCTATCAGTCACCTAAAAGACACTCTCTGTATCCTCGATAGACGAACCAAGGACCGTATAGCAAGGGATGTGGAAGGCACCCATCAGCAGTAGGTAAGCGGGGGTGGCTTCAGGTAGCCACAAGCCTGGGGTCACCCCATAACTAAGAGAGGAGAACAGTATGCCTAAGTGGACGAACCGCCACAACATTGACCCTGTCATAGCACGGGCTGTGATGGAGGACGACTACGAGGCTGTAGGCGATATCTCAGTCACTCGCCTAGTACGCCCACCACAGATCACATATCTGGAGGACAAGTATGGGGAGGAGATAGTACAGGATGTAGTAGACGGGCTGTACTCCCTAGAGGGGAGAGCCTTGCACCATATCATCTCTCAGGGTAAAGGTGAACTGCCTGTTATGCAGGAGCAGAGGCTGACAGTGGACTACAACGGGTGGGAGGTGTCAGGCAAGTTCGATGTGCTGTATACTGACACCAACACACTCAAGGACTACAAAGTATCCTCAGTATGGGGGCACATACTGGGAGGCAAGGAGGACCATGACGAGCAGCTCAACTTCTATGCCTACCTAGCACAGAGGAATAAGATACAGGTGGATAAGCTGGCCGTAGTCATGTGGTTCCGTGACTGGATGAAGTCTCAGGTGGAGAGGGACAGGAACTACCCTCCATTGAAGGTCATCGAGCATGAGATACCTATGTGGTCACTGGACTCACAGGCTCTAGCCTTCCAGGATAAGGTGAAGCTGCATCAGTTGGCTATGTCAGGCACATACCCTCCATGCACTCCTGTTGAGAGATGGGCGCGGCCCGATTCATGGGCAGTGATGAAGCCTGGAGCTAAGAAGGCTTATCGGGTGTTTGAGGAAGAGGCCTTAGCTAACTCCCTAGCTAACGCTCCTGGTAGTCTATACATAGCGCAGTTCAGGCCTGGTGAGAGTGTTCGATGTGCAAGGTACTGTCCTGTCATGCAGTTCTGTGAGCAAGCTAAGGACCTAGGGGTGGTGAAGTCAGATGCCTGATGATGGACTAGATCAGTTAGCAGGCCTCGGACCTGAGTGTGATTGTGACTACCCTCATAGCCACGACTTTGAGCCACCATTTGAGACGTGTACCTGTGTGCCTGGTTGTTCTCACAGAGTAGAGGATGTCACTCAAGAAGATGCTGACATAGGAGAGGAGTGCCTCTGTGTCTAACATATACCAGACAGCCTGGGCCATACTCAAGGACAGAGTAGCTAGATCGAGGAAGCAGTCTATTCCTAGGACTGAGCTGCTGACTTGGCAGCTACAAGCATTGGAGGCAGCAGTAGACAGGTTCTACTTTGAGAAGGCAGACCTCGTTGCTGACCCTGGAGCGTATCGTGGCAAGCAAGAGGAGGCTTAGACGCCGGCAGTGCAGGCGCAAGAAACGTTATGCGTCTAAGCAGGAGGCTAGGCAGAGCGGGCTGAGGCCTAGTCTGGTGATCTACAAATGCCCGTTCTGTACTGGGTATCATGCAGGACACAAGCCGAAGAGGAGATTGTGATGCAAGGTGACACAGTAGGTACAATGTATCAAGGGGTATATGAAACCTTGGATGAGCTGCTGAAAGGTGTAGGGCTGCTGCCACTCAATCAAGTAACCACTCGTCCAGTCTTGCACAAGGCAGTGGAACGAGCTATGGAGGTACTTGACAGAGCTGTAAAGGAGGGCCGCTATGTCGTGCCACCCCGCCAGTGAAAAGCAGATAGGCTATGCTGACTCCTTAGTAGAGTACCTGGAGAAGGAGCAACATGTAAGTGCAGCCAGGTATAAGTCCAAGGTGGCGGACGCTCATAGCTGCATAGCAGATATGTCCAAGCTGATCGACCAGATGAAGGAGATCAGGTCAGGCATACAAGAGGCTGATAAGGAGATGGGATGATGCTACTTAGCATTGAGGGAGATGAAGCCACAGGCAAGACCACACTGGCCTATTCCGCTCCGCTGCCCATTGTAGGCTTTGCCTTCGACATGGGCATAGAGCGAGCTATCAAGGGAGGTAAGTATGAGGAGTTGTTCGCTGGGCTAGAGATCAATGTCATACCCTACAACAAGACCATAGACCACCTGGATACTGAGCCCTGGAAGGACTTTGATATTACAATCTTTGAGCTGCCTAGTCCTATACAGCTTGACAGTATGAGACTCCGAGGCAACACTGATCTCTGGCTGTACTCCATTAACCTCATGGCTGCTGCCTTCTCTGATCCTAAGATAGCCAGCATAGTAGTGGATACTATGACAGTGGCTAGGCGGACCAAGGCCAGCTCACACTTAGAGGTCTTACAAGGTGCCGCCTATGCTCCTGATGGTAGCCCACTGCCTGATGGTAGAGGTGGATTCCTGAGACCTCGCGAGCAGCTCATTCAGATAGAGTATGGCAAGATAAATGATGCTATCCGTGACATCTATACTACAGGAGCAGGTGTCAAGAAGAACCTGATTGCCACTCACCATCTGACTGATGAGAGAAAGGAGGCACCGGACGAGCATGGCAAACTTGTTCAGATACTCACAGGTAAGAAGATACTGGAGGGCTTGGCTCAGACTCACCGCTTTGTAGACATAGCCATCCGCACTAGCAAGGAAGGTGGAGAGATCAAGAGTGAGCTGTTGAAGTGCGGTTACAACCTAAAGCTGGAAGGGGTCACGCTTGAGAATCCTACATGGAACTCCATAGCTGAGTTGGTTCTAATGGGCACGGGGAACAGGATAGATGTTGGAAGGAGAAATAATGAGCTGTGAATGGCTCACCATAAAGGAAGCAGCGAACTATATCAAGGTCCACTACACCACTATCCAGAAGTACATCTCTAGTGGCAAGCTGAAGGTCAGCAGGCCAGGGGGCAAGATAGTGAGGATATGTCTGGAAGACCTACAAGAGTTCATGGAGGGAAACGGATGAGCGTGATAGATGAGGTCCGCCACGAAAGACAACGCCAGCGTAGCAGGTGGGGCGCACAGCATGACAGGAACCATAGCTGGTGGGACTGGCAGGGATATATGAGACTGCGACTGAGGCTTGTTGAGCCACACCTAGCCTTCCAGTCCGATATGGATGAGGCGAGTAATGTAACAAAGCGTCGCCGTGCCCTTATTGAACTTGCGGCATTAGCCATCGCTGCGATTGAGGCTAATGATGCCTGACGAATCGGGGCTTTTCACAGCTAAGGGTAGACTGCTTCTGGAGATTGTGAATATGCCTGGAACTACTATCAAGAAACTGGCCGAGACTAGCTTCCTCACCAAGCGTTCGATATGGGGATACATAGGTAGGCTGCGAGGGATGAAGTATATAATAGCTATCAAGAAAGGCAGGACACACCACTACTATGTCACTGACCTTGCGCTAGACGAACTAAGAAAGCTAACAGAAGGAAAAAGTAAATGGTAAGTGGCGAGCTGTTCGGCATAGATGTCCATGAGCCAGACGAAGCCCTGCCTATACTGTCACCTGTGCTGCCCTGCGTAGTACAGCCTCTTAATAGTGAAGGCTATGCTGACTACCTGTGGACAGGCGTGGATGGTAAGCAGCAGGTGGAGCGCAAGACCTGGTATGAGCTGCTAGGAGGTCTGGACAGCATAGAGGACCAGTTGCGTAGGCAGCTAGCTGCTCATCCTAGTGTCAGACTCATACTGATTGTGGAAGGCGTGGCAGTATCTACTGCTAAAGGTACTACAGTATTCAAGGAGACTACTAAAGGCAAGCGCCACCTGTTCTATGCTGGTAAGTCATACTTCCTGGGTCCTATGAAGGGAGTGTATGCGTGGCTGTACGAGGTGGGTAAGTATATAGAGGTGTACCAGACACCTACTTACGGAGACACCTTGAATATGCTGACTGCGTTCTACAGAGCTGACCAGAAGAAGGACCACGGCACATTCCATCGCTATCTCAAGGATATCACCTTCCATCCTAATCCTATGGTACAGAGGTTAATGGGTATGGGAGGGCACCTGGGGATAGGAGCAGTGAGGGCTGAGGCCTTAATCAAACGATTCGGAACCGTGTACAACGTGGCTACAGCTACGCCTGAGATGCTGGCTAGTGTTGAAGGTATAGGCAAGGCTGTGGCTATTAAGTTTCTGAGAGGAGTGGGAAGGCCTGATGTATGAGGTATGTCCACATATCAAAGTGAGCGCTGATGGTACCACAAAGACTGCCAAGGCTATAGCTAGATTACCAGACAGGTATATGGAACACCTTCTCCACTGTCTACCTCCCGACCCACTGCCTGAACCTGGAGGCTACATTCTAGGTAGTATGCGGATTGCGTTGCAGAAGTTGTTGAATGAAAGGCGTCAGAGACGTAGGCATCGTATAAGAGTTGCTCGAAACACCTTGCTACGATGGTTGCCTCTCATCGTATTAGCCACTATCATACTACTGGTGCCAAGGAGGTTGAAGTGACTAAGCTCCTACTCCTCATACCACTAGCTCTACTGTTCCTAGCCTGTGACAATACTGAACCTGCAGTCACCGACTGGGTGGTGAGAGAAGTAGAAGTCATTAAGGAAGTACCAGTAGAGGTGATAGTCGAGGTGCCGGTAGAGGTAATTGTTGAAGTACCTGTGGCTCCAGCCAACTGCCCACCTTCATCTGAGGTTGACTGGCTCATCTGGAGCCTGGAAGACGCCCGTGACATGCACCAAGCATGGGCTGACTTCCTACGTGACAACCCCTTGGCAGATGGTTCAGGCCTAATCAGAAATGCAGTAGGTAGTCAGGCAGAACAGCTTTCCCTGATAGCAGTATATGACCGTAGGCTAGGCATAGTGTCACAATTCATGGAGGTATGTGGTGACTAAGGTATTCGCCGAGAAGTACGAGCGAGAGAAGATGGACAACATGGAACTCATCCTCTTCCCTAGAGATACGAAGTGGAGGCGTGAGCTATTCCCTCCTGGTGTGTTCGATCATCCGGCCAAGAACAATATGTACCTGACTCAGGCCCTGATAGACTACTTGACTGAGCCAGGAGACACCATACTCGACCCGTTCGGTGGAACAGGCACTACTCTGATAGGAGTCCTCAGTGGGCGCAACGTGGCACTGATCGAACTGGAGCCCTACAACATTGAGCTGCTACATGAGGTAGAAGCGATGTGGAGAGAGGGTGTGCCCCTGTCTGTCACTGCTGAGATCAAGGGCCCTGGGAGAATCTTCATCTATGAGGGAGACTGTAGACAGAAGTTGCAGGACATAGACTTCCTCTGTGATGCTGCCATATTCAGTCCTCCATTCAGCACCTCGATCATGCGAGCCAAGCCACTGCCCTCGATAGCAAAGCAGGTAGAGGGGTATGCTACACATCCTCAGAACCTGGGCAAGCTAAATCCCTTCTACTTCCAACAGGGCATGAAGCTAATGTATACGAGGATGTATAAGAGGCTAGTGCCTGGGGCTCCTGTGGCTATCATTACTAGGGACATGGTGAAGGGCAGTCGAGTGTTCCTCTCTGCTGACATAATCAAGTTCATGGGTAAGGCAGGGTTCAGCTTGGAGGAATGGTATAAATGGAAGCCACCTGGTTCAGCTCAGAGAAGGATACAGGAGAGTAGAGGAGCTCAAGTGGTCAAAGATGAGGACATTCTCCTGTTCAGAAAGAGTGACTAATGGCGCAGCCTGACATCCATGACCTCATCCGCTCCTGGGTGGAGACTCACGGCTGGCCCGTGCATGAGGGCATCCGTATAGGCCCTGCCAAGTGTGGCATTGGAAGGTGCCGGAAGAAGCATGCTTATGCAAGATCAAGGCTGCAAGGGAACAGAGGTGGACTGATGACAGGGTGGGTCTACGAGAGGCCGTGTGACATCAATGCACCTATGGGTGCAGACAGGGCAAGGCCGTAATGTGTGAGGTAATCACAGTACCGGATGACGAGCTAGGAGGCAACGTGGCTTGCCCTAAATGCGGCCACCCTCTGTGGTTCTACCGTATCTATAGTGAGCCTCTGATAGAAAGAGTGGACATCATAGAGGTGGGCTACACTGAATGGGACGAGGAGTATGTGATATGTCGCAGGTGCAAGTATAAGCCTGACCATGAGTGGTTCGATCAGATGGTGATACTTGCCTGAAAGGAGAAGCATGAATACCCTTGAAATTGATAGTGAGGCAGTTGAGAAGGTCGTCCAATACGCCAAAGAACACGGTGCCCCTTACAGTTGGCAAAGGATTGCGTTCTTGATGATGTGGATTTCTGCTGTTAGAAACGTGACAGGTGAACTAGAAAGCTGGATTATCAAGGAGACTAAGCCTTGGTGGAAGAAGATACTAAGAATCAATGCCTAACATAGCCTACTACGGTCCACACGATTACACAGAAGAGCAGCTTATAGAGAGGCTCAAGGGTGAGACTCCTGGCACCATAGCCATAGACACTGAGACTATCTCTCTCAAGGACCGGACTATCATAGGTATAGGCATAGCCCTCAATAGTCGTGAGGCAGTCTACTTTCCGATACTACCCAGCCGCTCCAAGTACCTCTATCTGGCATGGCGGTTAATGAGTACCCCAGGGGTCAAAGTGTTCTGCAACGCGCTATACGACTTGTACGCGCTCACAGAGTACAGATCAGATAGCGATTCGGAGCTTGGCAGCGCCGAACAGATCACCAGCTTAGATGGCTGGGCAGGAGCTAAGGTACAAGAGGCACGTCTCCCTGATTGGTTGGGCCACGGTAGCCTAGCTGACATCTCCACTATGTCTCACATACAGGCACTGCCTAACAATGCGCTAGCTGATCTGTCTAGGGCCTATGTGGGATTCAGGATAGACTCCATCTCTGACATTCTACCTGCACGTAAGAACATGCTGGACCTAGAGACAGTAGTAGTGGCTAGGAAATGTATAGATGACTGCCTAGCCACTTACCGCGTATATGACAAGATGGGTGGCCCTGCATGGTGGTATCCTGACAGCCACACTTGGACCTACGAGCGTAACTGGTATGAGGGCTGTGACCCCCTCGAACCTGACAGCTACACTGTAACTCAGGCTATGAAGGACTGCTATCAGGTAGACATGAAGCTGACCGTCCTGCTTATGCGGATGTCAAGACGTGGCATAGCACTGAGAGCTGACCTAGTAGAGGACTGGTATGAGAGGACTAGCAAGGCTCGTCTATTCATGCAAGACATCTGCTTGAAAGAGGGTTTTGAGCCAGGGAGCAATCAGCAGGTGGGCTATGTGCTGGCAGAGAGAGGCAGCTTCCTACCTTTCACTAAGTCAAAGCGTCAACTGAGAACAGATGAGGCGGTACTCAGCCAGCTCACTGATCCTCTAGCCGGAGTAGTCCTCAAGTATCGAGAGTATACTAAGTTGAAGACTACCTATCTAGAGAAGATGCGAGGACAGGCTAGAGACTATACTCACTTCCGCATGGACCTGAGTACCGCAAGACTCAGCTCCTATGACAGCAACCAGCAGAACATACCTGAGCGCATCAGGGAAATCTTTGCACCTGACACTGGCCTGTGGACTGACGCGGACGCCTCGCAGATTGAGTTGAGAGTATTCGCTCATGTCACCGAGGACCCTGTGATGCTGCAAGCCTATGCTGATGGTTCTGATATTCACGCTACTACACAGATAGCACTGTGGCCTGACAGCGATCTCAAGGACAAGGAGATGAGGAGAAGGGCTAAGGTCTTTAACTTCGCTAAGATATTCTATGCCATAGTTAAGACCCTAGCACAGCACACCAAGCTGCCAGAAGATATATGCAGGGAGTACGGAGCTACTTGGGATGAGGCTTATCCGGTAGCCTATCAGTGGATGAAGAACCAAGAAGAAGGAGAGGATTGGATAGAGAATCTGTATGGTAGGAGATGCCTGCTACCCCATGAAATCTACCACACCTGGAAGCACATAGTCAATTGCCGCATCTGTTATCCTGCTCAGAGCGGGGCTGCGGATATAATCAAGCGAGCCATGCTCAGGTGTGAAGCACTGGGCTTTGACCAGGTGCTACAGGTCCACGATGAGATACTGATAGATGGCAGGGTAGAGTTTCCTAAAGAGTTAGACCACATCTGCCCTGACCTCCACACTCCATTCAATGTGAAGATCAGTCCTTACTGGAGCTAAAGGGTTACTTTCCTATCTTGAGCCTTCTGTCCTCTTCCTGAGCGATAACACGGGCTTCTCCAGCGCTGATGCCGCTCCCCGTTGTGTGCTTGGCAGCGTTGTCCTGGTGCTCAACCAATATCCCCATCCAGCGCACAAGGTTGTGGCTCCCTGATATGTTGTTCCCTTCCTTACTCTTTCCTACAAACTCGTGGCCAAAGATGATGTCCCGTATCTCCTGCACCTGTTCCGGTGTGAATGCCATGCTGTCCTCCTTACCTAAATACAACTCTGGATTATGTGCCCACCAGCCGTTCTTGCTGAAGGCTGTGTCATCTTTCCTCTCTTTATGCCAGAGGTCGAAGTGAAGATGAGGACCGGTGGACATCCCCGTGGAGCCCACATTGCCGATAACTTGGCCCTGAGCTATCTGCTGGCCTACAACCGGAGGGGCATCCGCCGCTAGATGGCGGTACATACTGCGCCAGCCATCCTCGTGCATCAGGATTATGTGGTGACCGCTAATGCTATCATAGCCATCTCCTACAACAACACCATCTGCCACGGCCTTGATCTCTCTTCCCGCCGTGTCGCCTTGTAATCTCACCAAATCAACGGCGGCGTGTTGTCCCCCGATGTAGATAGAGGATTCGTAGTCGAAGTCTCTAGTGACGTAGTAATCGTCCAGCGGCCAGATAAATCTCATATCAACCCCCTATCATGTACCCCAGTATCAGCATCTCAATGCCTAAGATAGGAGGCAGCATCCATCGCAGGATAAACAGCACACGCTCGTCTGTGATAGCCTGTCTCTTGTCCAGATGAAACAGAAACTTCCATAGAGAGGAGTGCATACCTAATATCGGTTCGTCATCATCCAGTGTAGGCGGCTCCTCACCTCTAGGCCCTGGATTGTCCTTGTACCGGCGAAAGATGTTGAACACCCTAACTCTTCTTCGTTGCGTCTGCACCAATTCTAGGTATGAAGTAGAAGGCTGTGGCTAGTATCCACATCTTCTGTAGATCATCAGGCACGTGCTCACCTGTCACAAACAGGTAAACTATAGCACCAGTTATAGACAAAGCGATACCTGCTCTGACACGGAGCAGTCCTCCACTAGCCGTTAGGTTAATTAGAAACTGCATTGCAACTACCTCCTGTTACTAACCTATGTTACCTTCAGCCGTTCTACACCTATCCAGAACTTGACGGCGTCACGGAGGGTTGCGAGTAGGTCGGCGACCTCCTGGGCTATGGCGTCCTCGATAGCTACTCGGTACGTCCCGTCGGGCTGCTCTACCGGCGCTCCAACAAGCTGGCCCACAGTATCCTCTGCTTGCTGAAGGAGGGTGAACATGCGGTCAGGGACAGAAGTAACCTTAGCCAGCTCACGGGCGTTGACGGTGCCGGTCTTGCCTGTAGGCACATCGAGAGTATCCGCAGCGGCACCAACCTTAGTAGCGAGGGCGTTGAACGCAGCCTTGATACCATTCTTCTGGCCTGCTGTGAGTGGCATATCGTTGCCTGCGATGATGACCTTGCCCGCCTGGTGGACAGAGGACAGTGTTCGGAGATTGCTGATTGCTGCCTTACCTCCGAGAAGCCGGAGCCTGATTTCGTTGGAGTCTCTGTCGTCCATCTCGCCTCCTTAGTAGTAGGGTAAGAAAAACACCTTGTCGCCGATCTTCACCGGAATCGGTTTAGGCTGCTTTTTCATGATTCCTCCTTAGTAGTATGCCAGGTATTTGGTTACGCCACCAATCTTCACAGGTATCCGGCCTGCTGCTGCACCACCTCCGCTAGTGGGATCAGTGGCGTCAGCGGGTAGCTCAAACACATCTGACCCGTCACCATCGAAGCGGGAGAGGCCAGCGTCTACCCAGATGGCATAATCGTCGGCGTCCTCGATGTAGATGCCGTGTGCGGTGTTCGCGCCGGTCTGGTCAGCGATATATAGGGCGTAGCTGGTCAGTGTTTTGGTATCGGCCATGTTAGCCACAAGAACGCCGTATTTATCGGTGACATCTCCGGTGCCTGTATTGGCCTGGCGGTTCACCCAGAGCCCATACATGGCGACGGCGGTCATGGTGCCAGTCTTGAACGCAGTTAGCCTTGCTCCCACGAGTGACGTGAGGGCCGAGCCTGCTGTCCCACCGGATGTCTTGGCCTGGAAGTCGAGCCCGAATAGCTGAACTCCTGTCCTAGCCGTTCCATCGAGCGCCGCTTCCGCCACTCCTCCAACACCAGTCAGGATGGCGTTGTTCGCGTCGACGGTGACGGAGAATTCTTCCTGCAACCAATACTGCGGGATGAGTCCCAGGAGAAGAGTGTCGGGCGGCCCGATGCCCAGGCTTCTAGTGGCATTGGGTCCGGTGGCGCTCTGGACGGCGAGATGTCCATCTACATTTGTCTCGCCCGTGAGGGTAACGTGAACGACAGAGGTCGCAAGGGCTATCCTAGTGGTGTCCCCCGTATCCGCGATACCGGCTAGAGGAGGAATGGCACTCCATAATGGGTCTGAGCCATCTGAGACTAGAATCGTATGGTCTGCGCCTATCGAAAGGATGTCAGCAGCATCATCACCTGTTCCTTTGGCAAGATCGCCCCGCGCCGCCCAGAGAGTGTCTGAGTCGAGGTCTTGACCACCTCCGCCTGCTCCACCAGGACTAGACCCTATCGCTCGCCAACGGTTAGATGTGGTGTCGTACTGAAGGGTTACAGCGTCATCACCAGCCAGCGTAATGTCACCAGACAAGGCGAATCTGTTAGCCGCTGATGAGGAGCCAGAGGCATCCTTGAGTACCAAGTCCTGTGCCCCGATGTTGTGAATGATTAGGATTCGTCCATCGTCAGGTGACTTCGGTACTATCCCCGTCAGGTCACGGGAGGCGTCGGTAGAGACTCGTATTACCGAGGCATCCGCTAGGCCCGTGGGGTCCCAGTTGTTCGTGTTGGCGGTCAGCTGGGAGGGAGAGATGTCACCTGACAGACTAAATGACTTAGCAATACCCACATTGCCGCTGAGGAGAAGAGTATCCTCACCCTCAACCGCAGCAATGGCATCTGCCAAGTCAATAAGTGTTAGGTCTTTATCAGGTGCAGTAACCTCTCTAGTATTACCTGCTGCAATACCCGACAGTTGGAACGCCAGTTCCCTGGTTGGGTCACCCTCGTCGAACAGCTTGAATGCGCTGTCCGCAAACTCGGTGGTGCTGGCCAACGTACCACCGCCAACTGCGAGGCTAGGCACCGTGCCTCGGAGGTCGGTCTGCTGATGAATCGTCCACGTTCCTCCGCCAGCCGTCGAGTGTTTGATCGTGACCCGCTGCACTAAGTAGGCGTAGCCCCTATAGTCGGTCGGGATGGCGAAGTTGTCGTATCCTGATACGTCGTTCTCGGCGTCGCTCTGCTTTTTGTACGAGCCGCTCGGAAGGTTAATGAAGACCTGCTCCTCCTCGGAGCCGGAGCTCACCGACCGCCAAATGACGAGGTTGTAGTACCTGTTGGACAGGGACACGTTGCCACTGTCCAACACCAGCGTCTCTATATCCGGCGTGATAGTGTACGCTGTAGGGTGGTTGACTACGTACACGTTGTCAGGGTCGGTCGTGTCGAACGCCGCGTCGATGTGCAGGTGCATCTGGTATATCTGACCCGCAGAGATGGCGAGGTCGAGCGCGGCGGTACCACTGCCGCTCCACGTGACCGCAGAGCCGCTCTTATAGG